TCAGTAATGAACTTGCAACTTGGTCATCTCTGCCGTCAAAGAACTGCACCTTCAACCTACTCTCGTCTGAATATGGACTTGTTGTAACTCCTGTCTCAACACCGTGGGCAAAACTGCTTGGTGTGACCACAATATCGTCAATTAATAATTGTGTATAACCTTCTACCTGTCCTTCTGATAACACATATGCCACATAAAGATATTCATTGCTGGCTCCATCAGTGGATACGAAAACTCTTGCCCCACCGACCATCCTTGTTCCATACACAATAGGAATGTTAGTGATGCCTGAGTCTTTGTTTAATAAAACACCCTGTATCTGTTCTGTCTGTGATGCTGAAACTTCCGGAACAGTAAGGTCTAATCCAAAAGGTGAAGTGAATATCTTCACGACACCTTCAACTATATCTCCAATGAAACTAAACACCCTGCTGATGATACCACCACCTCCACCACCACCTTTGTTATGCACAAGATAGTTGTTTGCGTAGTAAGTGTTGTCGTTGTCTAACGTTAGGTTATAAACTTTTTCAAACCAGTTCAGTGGATTCCAACTGCTTTTGATTTTTTTAATCTCTATCTGGCCAAGTTCTGTGATAATCTTGTCACCAACTTTCAATTGGCCAATGTTGTCAAGGTCTTGGTGATTATGAAACCAATTTGACCAAGTTTCAGGATCCCACCATTTTTTCTTAGGCTTGATTGCTTTCCAACCTTCAGTTGTCTGGAAAGGATGTTCCGCTGTTGTGAAATACTCTCCGTCGTTGATGCTATATTTCTTTCTGAAATGCAAGAATGGTGTGTGTATCTTCTTTACGTGATTTAATTTTTTAGCACCTTTGATCTGATCACCTACTCTTATATCCTTGATGGCTTTAGTTTCACCATTCGCTAATTTTATCTGTGTATCACCTGCAAAACAACACATCTATTTGTTCTCCATTTCAAAATAATAAAAAGGTTTCTTGTGTGGTCCAAATTCAGGATAAAGATCTTTAACCTTGAATCCTAACCATTCCAACCACTTGATATGATCCTTATGGTCGCGATAAACAAAATTAAATAATTTTTTATACTTTGGTTTGAACCCTAATATAACTCTTCTACATTCAACTAAAAATTCTCTCTTAAGGTGTGGAAACTCCGACATCCAATCACTCATCAACAACCAAGGCTGTCCAATATCTTTTTTACCTGCCACACCAAACATTCCAACAGGTCTGCCATCAACCACAATGGTATAACTTTCTAAACTTGCGTTGCAAGTTATCTTCATTGCTTCTCTGTTAGGCAAGTCTGTCATCCATTTGATAGTATTACAGTCTTCTTCTCGGAGTTTATCTGCAACTATAATAATGTCAGTTGCATTTGCCTCTCTGAAGTAACCTTCTATCGCTGTGTGTATGCCTTGTTTCTTTCTTATCATAATACTTTCTCAAAATGTATTGACTGTTGTTTGACGTCCCAGTTATCTACTAAATGATTACTGAAAAAAGGTAAAGACGAATCAAAACCAATTTTTTCATTGCCGTTTGTCACTGCAAAGTTTTGAATGTATTCAAATATGTTGTCCAGGTTCTCTTTTGTTCTAAATTCACCTAATATGTAGAAAAAATTAATATTCAATTTCTTTTTAGAGTTATGAATATATCTTTCTTCAGTTAAAACAAACAAGCCAACCAACATCTTATCAATAAAAATTGCCCTTGTTACATTTCCTGGTGTGACGAAAACATTTTTTATTTTGAAATTGAAATCCATTTCAGGATCAACTCCATATAATTCTTTTATTGCCTTATTGCTTACTTCAATTGCAGAAGCATAGTCTTGTTCTCTTATCTCTCTTATTTCCATTATGGTCTCCCCCATTTTATGTCTTTAACTATTTGTGGTGAAAAGTCCATACCCTTGTCACTACTGAAATGTAGGTTCTGTGATGCCGGATTTGTTCTTCTGCCATTTGTTCTGTTGAAGTCTGCAAAGAAACTTGCCACAGACAACGCCACACTGGCACTATTTTTTGATTCTGTTATTCTCCAACCTGATATCCTACCATCAAAGATAGTGAAAACATCATCAGATGTAAATGAATAATCGTCCTGCAAAACTGCTCTATACAAGACCACCCTCTTGTCTATGAAATCATTGTTTAATAAAACTGCTATCATTGTTGGATCAACCGCTGTGAATGATAGATCCAAAGTTCCAACCCTAAGGTCAGAATTTTCAACTATGTCTTTGTAATTCAAGAATAATCCTTGTGCTATGTAGGTATTGGCACCGCTGTCTGGTGCTGTTGGTGAATCAAAAGATAGATTGATGTTTGTGGTTGTGAAATACAACGCAGTTGAAAAATGAAATTCTAATAAGTCTGCTACAAATACTTTTTTTGCGGCTAACTTATCCTGGAGTGCCTTTGGTATATCTCTTGGCATTATATCTCCTCACGCACACTTATTTCATATCTGTAAAGTCCATCTGTTTGGACCTCATAACTTAATTCGTCTGTTGTAAAAAATACTTTGAATGGAACGCTGTTGTAAGTTACAGTTGTTGATCCACCACTGATGCTGGTTGTTAATGGTGGATGGAACGACATCTGTTTGACCGCCGAATCATTTGCTAAAGTTAGATTCTCTGTTAGCATATAAACTTTATCGTGATTACTAAACTTTATAAGATCACCTTTTTTCAATGTTCCTGATGGTGTGCCATCATCTGTTACTCCAACCGCTGTGGATCCTGCTGATTGTGACATCGCTGGATCAACTGATGTAACGTTGGCAGTTGTAATGACTCCTGTCATTGTGCCTGTAGTTGAACTGATCTCTGGTGGTGATAGTGTGAAAGATTCGACCTGACCATCCTGCTGTATTATGAATGAATATATTTCATTGAAAGCGGATCTTGTCAATGGTGGTGATTTCAACTTCAAACTAAAGTATTGAGCACCTATTTTTAATCTTTGTGTCTTGCCATTAATAGATTCTGTCAATCTACTATTTGTGTTACTCTTTAATTCTGTTGCAGTGAAACCTGCTGTGGGAAATGTGCCTGCCATTATATTAACCTCGCTCTACCTCTCTCTGTTAATCCTCTATTGACTAAACTAATTATTAATTCTTGTCTCGTCGCTAACAATTCATCAAAGTCTCTGGCATCAACCGTTGTGATATTGAAATTAATTGTTGCTCCCTGTCCTACGCCAAAGCCACTTGTGTCTGGATCTATGAATCCTGATGTGGCAGGACGGAATAATTCAGGACCTGATTCACCAACCAAGAAAGTTTGACCTGGATTGACTGGACCACCTCTTTCTCTGCCTTGGTATTGTGTTGCCCTAATGGCATTGATCTGTGCCGCCGTGTATGCCGCGGCCGCTCCTGCAAATAAGAATGCACCAATTGGACCACCAACCTTCATTCCTTGTGCAAAAGCAGATTGTATCGCGGATTTACTTTCAATTATTGCCTCTGCAATTCTAACTGCCTTGAATGCGTTGAATGCCGTTCTGTTCTGTGTTGCCAGTTGTTCTAAAATGCTTCTGCCTGCTTCTCTGATCATTTCACCTTTTTGCTCTTGGGTCATTTTTTCAATTTCTACTTCTTGAATCTTGCCTTGTCTTATGAGCCTAATGTTTTCTTCTTGCCTTCTCTTGTTTTCTTGTGCCCTTTTCTTGTCCATCTCATTTAATTTTCTGAAATATTCTTCATTGACTTTAAGTTTCAATTCGGCCCTTGTGTTTTCGTTGATGTTTTCCATCTGAGTAATTCTGTCTAAATCTTCTCTTCGCTGTCTGGTTAATGTCTCCATATCAGATTCACCAAGATTCATTATTTTACTTGCAAAACTCCTGTCTGCACCTTTTAATTTTTCTAAACTGATTCCTTGCTGTTCAATTTGTGCATTTTGGTATTTGATTGCATTTGCATTTTTAATTGCCTCAGTTGTATAATCATCATACAACGCGATAGTGCCTGATATAATGTGGTTGTTTAAATTCTGTAATCTTGTATTTTCATCTATGTCACTGTTGTAATCATTTAGGTTTTTGCCTGCATCATCTAATGCATCTGCATTGCCGAATAATTTAGAAGTTAATTTTTCAATCTCATCTCCAAATAGAGCCAGTCCTGCTATGGCCCCCAATGAGCCAAGAATTATTAAAGGATGTCTTCTGGCCACCTTGCCTGTTGCAATCAACACAGGTAACAATCCTCTCAATGCTCCTGTTGTCAGGCCAACCGCTGTGGCTATGCTGTTGAAGGCAAATACAATTTTCAATGCCAATAGAGCACCAATGGCAATTTTCACAGCATCTAAGTTGTCTTTCAAGAAGATGACTGCCTTACCTGTGCCTATTACTGCCTTGCTTAAACCTGCTCCAACTTCAGTTGCGAATTGGTCTATTGTTTCTTGGTTCTCTTCAAAGAACGTGTTAAGATCTCCTAACTGCTCTTTTAGTTCATCAAAAAATTCTCTTGAAGCAACATCTTGGAACTTGAACAACTTATCTTGTAACATTGAAATTGTTCCTTCCAATGTGTTTGCAAATTCATCTGTTGCCGCACCAAACTGGCCACCTTTTCCAAAAACTCTAAAGAATGCCGCCCTTGTTTCTTCTGCTGTGACAGTGGCACCTTCCTTGAATCCTAATAAACTTCTAACACCTCTTTCTCTAAAGATGTCTGCTGAAGCAATACCACCTGCGAATGCTCTCTGTATCTGCTCACCAGCAGTTCTGAAATCCAATCCAGATACTGCCGCAACGTTACCTGTGATTTCTAAGATGTCATTTAATTCTGCGGCATCATCGGCAACAACAGCAAGGTTACCTGAAGCGGCAGAAATCTCTTCAAGACTGAAAGGAACTCTGCCTGCGAATTCAGTAAGTGTGTCAAATGCTTTCGCACCCTCTTCCGCTGATCCAAATAAGAATTTGAAACGTAGTCCGAGTGACTCGACCTGTGATCCAACTCTAACAAGGCTCCTTAGAGCGGCACCTACTCCAATCGCCGCTATGGCACCTGCCGCTATCTTGGCCGCTTTGCCT